GTCTGATTTTGATAAGGCATCTGATATGTATTTTACAATAGATGTCTTAAATCCTGCTCTAAATCCAAATAGATTTAAAGTATCAAAGTATAATCTACTTTGCTTTAACTTGCCTAATCCATCTACAAACACTAAAGAATAACTAGCTAAGTCAACTACGCTAAATTGTATGTTTTCTGATGGTAAAAAACTTCCCCTCCATATCACACCTGTTGCAGTAAATGCACTACCAGAAGCAGTACCATTTTCAACAGTTATCATTATGTCATTATCATCTGCATTAAGAAACTCTTGAATATCAAAGTTAGGAGAGTTGTATATATTTAATGTTGCCTTTGTTGCTATAATAGGCACATAAGAATCACCATCTGCATTAATGGTTTCTATTGTTATTGGGCTTGTAGTTCCGTATAATGGATACTTATCTCCTGTATATCCATCTAGATATATTCTAATTCTATACGCATCCACTACACCACTAGGCGGTTGGTATATGTCGTTAAATATTAACTCGTATTTAGGTGTTGTAAATGCCATATTAGAATGATAGGTTATTGTTTCTTTGAGCCTTATTCATCAAAATTAGTAAATCATTTCCGCTTATTCTAGCTTCAAGTGTACCACCACCGCTACCACCTATTAAGTTTTTAAGCTTATCTAATGGAGCTACGATTTCAGGATTGCTTTGTGCACCAGGATATTCACCAATCATTCTATATGCAGGGCCTCCAAATATACCACCATTAGCTGCTTTTTTTGGCTCTTCTGTAGTCTTCGCACCAGCTCCAAATAAATTACCACCAAACCCCATCCCTTGTAAAAATAATCCTCCAAATAGTTTAGATCCTCCACCTGCTTCAGTTAATTTAGTTGGAAATAAAATAGAAATCAATGCAACCGCTATAGCTGCAGATATTATAACCTTTGCTAATTGCTTTAATATGCTTTGAAATGCGTTGCTTAAGACATCCCCTATATTTTCACCCTTTTCTAATAACAAGTCTAAAGAAGGGCCTAATGCAGACATTAAACCATTCCCTATTTTAAGCATATTATCAAATGCATTTTTAGTTATATCATCTGTAAGCTTTATAAATTTTGCAGTAGAATCGGCTGATAATTTTAAATAATCTTCATAATTTATTGCACCCCCTATAAATAATGAATCTAAGGTGGCTTGTTCTTGTATTGCAATATTCTTTAATTCTTCTTTATTATTAGTGGCAAAATCTCTTTTATTATTATAATATTGTTTTAAATATGATAATGATGTATTATAGTTTTCCTGTTCTTGTTTTAATTTTTCCTTATCTATACGATCTAGGTCTTTTGCTAATTTATTTTCAAATTGAATATTATCATTAATACTTTTTTGATTTCTTTTATATTCTATTTCATCATACTTGCTATTTATATCATCAATTCTTGCACTATTCGCTAAAAGAGCACTTTCATAATTTGTAAATCCAGCTTTGCTTAATGTAAATATATCCTCTTGTAATTGTAATTCAGATTTTACAATTTCTTTATTTCTATTATCTAATGTATCAATATAATTTTGTACTTGTACATTTTGGGCTTTCAATAACGCTTCCTCGGCATCTTTAGCTAATTGCTCTGGTGTCTTACCTCCTTTACCTCCACCTTTAGCATTATATTGAGAAAATGGATTAAGAAGCAATGCTTTTGTATTACCTTTTCTTAAATCTTCTAATTGTCTTAATAATGTTTCATTCGCAATTATTTCAGAATTTAAGTTATCTAATTCTGTATTACCCATAAAGAAATCAATAGGGTGTATCCCTTTGTTTGCTTTAGCTGTTTCAATAGCTAGTTTATTTCTTTTTTCTATTTGCCCTATACTTATTTCTGCAATTTTTTTGCCAATAACCTCTTGCATTTGTTGCTGCTGAATAGCCTCAGAGTATAAGTTTATGGCTATAATTGCATCTCCAATAGTTTTTATCTTTTTACCCTGCGCTTCATCTACCTTAGTTATGGCTTCTTTTGCTTCTTGTAATGCTTTATTTCTAATACTTTCTGTTGTATTTAAATCTAACATAACATCAACCAACCCTTTCAAATTAGATACTTCAGAATTAGTATAATTAAGAGTGTTTCTTATTTCATCGTTTGTTTCCTTTAAAGACTTTCTCCATTCATTGGTACTTTTAGTAGCACCAAATGCGCCCATATCCCAAGCAGTAAATAAAGCTATAATAGCAGATGTTGCTAAATACATTCCTCCTGTAACTCCAGCCATTCCACCAATAAGAGCAGGTAGGTTATTTTGAATACCTCTAAATCCATAAGGCAAATCCTGCAATACTAATGCAAGATTAGTATATTGCATATTAGATTTCTTTACAGAGTTACCTGCTTTACCAAGTTCGTTACCAGCCGTACTAGCGGATTGAGCAACTTGACCAAGAATTTTATTTGTGTCTTCAAGATTCTTATTAGTAACCTTTACATTACCACTAACAATAGTAGCGGTTTTACCTAGCCCTTCCATTGCCTTTGTAACGGCCTCAATTACTTCTTTTGATATACCAACATCGGCCTTAATCTTAATAACTATATTCTCTTCTGCCATTATATTATAGGTTTAACAATTTTATACTTTTCTAAAACCGATTTTAATTCTTCTTCTGTCATTACTCTTTGCTTTACAAAGTTACGAGTATCGCAGTCTAATTCAATAAGCTCTTGTGGCTTGACTTTCTTTCCCTTTGGTAGCTGAATATTTATTAGCATTGTTGTTTGCCATCTAGTCCTGATCCATTGTTGTTCTTCTTCATGTCTATAGCCATACCAAACAAAATCTAATTCAGCCATGGTCATCTCCCAAAACAAATGGGGAAGCACTTTGCACTCCCCCATTGTATATCTTTCTATGTCAATCCACTCTAATTTTTTTTTACTCCATCCTTTTTACTTGACTTTGTTGGCTTATCTTCTATACCGCTATTCATGCTTTCTGAAAGTACTACCATTACATCTTGAAACTTTTTGCTACCCATACCACCCATGTCATCTATCCAATCACATACTTCAATCTCTGTAAAAGTCGGAGTAATGCCCTGTGAATATAATGGATATTCAGCAGCGGATTTCAGTAAGTTAACAATAGCATCAAGTGTATCTTTACCACTTAAAGTTTCTCCTATGTCAGAAGGCCCTATCCCTTGTAATTTGCAGAATCTTTTAAGACTCCAAGTACAAAAACGCATTGGTATCTTCTTTCCATCGGAAAGAGTTAATTCAAATTGTCCTCTCATATGTTTGGTTTTTTTGGTTTGTTTTTACTATGCGTTGGTAGCTATAGTTAAAGGCCCTGTTCCTTTGAAAGAAACTGAATATGTAACTGGATTCTCCATGTCAGCAGTCATATCTACACTTTCGATAAATGCTGAACCTGAATAAATTACATCACCTGAAACTGGAGTTACACCGCCAACTGTTGAGTTATCTACTGTAGTAAATTTAACTTGAACTGCAGTTCTAGCGATTGCTAAAGCATTTAATTCAGCAGTAGTTACATAAGTAGCAACTGTTCCTGGAACTACTGTAGCTAAGCCATCAGTTGTTAAAGACCAAGACCTTTGTCCACCAATCTCATCAGCCCATCCTAAGCTTTGCTTTGTAGATGCGTCTGGAGCATCGATAGCCAAACTTAAAGAACAAGATGTTGCGAATCCTATTACTTCAGTTCCAATTAGAACTACTAATGAAGTTCCGTTAAATACACTTGTTGTTGCCATTTTATTTTATTTTTCTTTATGTTAATTGATTCACGAAATGATCCATTGTTATCACCCTTCTAAACACATATGCCTCATCCACATAGTCAAAGGTAGCAATATTACTAGCAACCTTAGAAGTCACAATTTTAAAGTCAGGTGCAGTACTAGGATAATTTGGTGGTCTAACACCTATTATCTCCAATAACTCGTTAGCATAAGTATCGACAGTTTTCTGCCCTACTTCTCCTGCTTTAAAAGTCCTATAAACTATATCAAATTGGATAGTAACATTATAAGCAAAGCTTTGTTTATTACTATTGTCCACTTGTGTCTGACTACTGATAATCAAAAAAGGCGGTTCTACTGTGTCAGGTGCTATGGTATCATAGGCAGCTAATGAGTAGGAAGCCGAAATAAACTTATCGTAATAAGCTTTCCTTAGTGTATATCCGCAGTCCTTCATTTTGGTACAAATTTAATGAAATATATTTATATCTTAACAGACTTCAATTTCTTAATCATAGATGTAAAGACTTCGCTATAAGCACTAAACATATATGGCCTGTATGGAACACCTATTACCTTCTTTGATTTTTTGAATGTTAAAGCATAAGCTTCTAAATCAGCCATATTCACATTTTGATAAACAGGTATCTGAAATCTTGTTCCTGTTCCAAACTCTACATAAGGAGCATATCTAATATTCGTATTACCTGCACTTACACTAGCTCCTTTGCCTGGTTGATATTTAGAGTGTCTAATAGAGCCTCTTAAAGCTCCTGTTTTTACAGGTACTTCTTGTTTAGCTTTGGCTGCTATCTCTATAACTGCTGCATCAATAATAAGCTTGGACTCATCCATCATTTTTTGAGGGGCTGCATCAAACCTTTTGATTATCGCATCAACACCATATATTTTTACACCGAACTTTGCCATTACTTAAGTGTTGCACAACCTATTAAATAATATTGATTCAAGTCAGCTTCGTTGATAATAGAGTTAATCATATAAGTCCTTGACTTCCAAGTTATTACAAGAGCATTATTAAA